GGAGCGCTGATTTCCCGGGCTGAGGAGAAGTTGTCCTCCCTCCGGTGATTCTCGCACGCAACCCCGAGATTCGAGGTATACTTCCAGCATGGCGATGGACCAAGCTGCGAAGTGTACGATCATCTCGGTGCTCCAGGAGACGGGGGACTTGGATTCAGCCCTGGCTGCAGCCCGAGTCTCCCGAATCTCCTTCGCCGGATACGTCCGGACGGACCCGATCCTCGAGGAGGCGGTGTTCCAGGCGAAGCGACAGTTCCTGGACAAGCTGGAGAGAGAGGCGGTCCGCCGGGCTGTGGAGGGATGGCGCGAGAAGCGGATGTCAGCGAAGGGCGACGAGTACGAGGTGGTCCGTTATTCAGACGCACTGCTCACGCTTCTGTTGAAGGGGAACGCGAAGGACAAGTACTCGGAGAAGTCGCTCATCGATCAGACGGTGACGCAGAAGGAACAATCTACGAAGGTGGATTGGTCGCGCCTGACGCCGGAGGAGCAGGATTCTCTCAGGAATATCCTCGAGAAGCTGGCTCCCGACAGCGATATCGACGACGAGGAGCAGTGACACGCAATGGACGCCACCCCCACCCCCACCCCCCAATCTGAGCTCCGCCTCATGGACAAGCGGCGGAGCCGCAAGCGCAAGAAGCGGAAGCTCACTCCAGAGCAGAAGCAGAAGATGCGCGAGATCGCCCAACTCCGCTGGGCCAAGACTCCCAAGGAGGAGCGAGCTCTCTCCCCAGAGCAGAAGCAGAAGCTGCGCGAGGCAACCCTCCGCCGCTGGGCCAAGACCCCCAAGGTGGAGCGAGCGCTCTCCGAGGAGACCAAGCAGAAGCTGCGCGAGGCCAACCTGGGCAAGAAGCTCTCCGAGGAGACCAAGCAGAAGCTGCGCGAGGCCAACCTGGGCAAGAAGCTCTCCGAGGAGACCAAGGAGAAGATCCGAGAGGCGAACTTCGGAAAGAAGCTCTCCGAGGAGACCAAGCACAAGATCCGCGAGGCCAACCTCGCCCGGGACTACAACGCACCACGTTCTTCAGCAGTGCCCATGACCGTCGAGGAGTTCATGCGGCAGAACCCCGACGTTCCGGTCACCCGTTGGTCGCCATCCCCGACCGATCCGACGGTCAACCGAGACCTGGTCCAGAAGGCTCCCCAGGCAGACGACGTCAAAGTCACCCGTTGGTACATCCCCAGAGATTCCGTCCCCGAAGATCAGGTCACCCGTTGGTGAGAGCCCAGCGCAGAGCCGATACGGAGAGACGCGCCCGGCGAAGGCAGGCGCAGTTCCGCAGCGTGACCAAGCTGGACATCCCGCTGGGCCGATGCCGCAAGAAGTCCCCATTCGACTGTGGCACTCCAGGTTGCACCTGCTGCGACAAGAGCAGCCCGAGATCGCCCACCATGCAGGAGAGACGAGCCCACCAAGATGTTCTCCAAGACTGAAGCCCGACGCCTGCGTTGCGAGTCGCGTCTGATCGACTTCGTCAAGGCCGCATGGCACACGCTAGAGCCGGGTGTGAAGTTCCAGACTGGATGGGCTGTCGATGCCATCGCGGATCATCTGCAGGCTGTCACGGACGGCCACATCCGCAAGCTGCTCATCAACGTGCCTCCGGGCTGCTCCAAGTCCATGCTCACCAGTGTGTTCTGGCCAGCGTGGGAGTGGGGTCCGCGGGGGATGAAGCACCATCGGTTCATCACTGCATCATACTCCCAAGAACTGGCGATTCGCGACTCAATCCGACATCGCGACCTGCACCAGTCGAAGTTCTATCAGGACAACTGGCCTCTGGGCATCAAGGAGGACGAGAACTCCAAGATGCTGTGGGCCAACAGCAACGGCGGCTGGCGGAAGGCATCTTCGGTGGGAGCGGCGCTGACCGGATTCCGCGGCGACCGAATCATCCTCGACGACCCGCACAGCGTGAAGGGGGGAGACTCCGAGGTCACCCGGGAGGAGACGCTTCGATGGTTCTCGGAGACGCTCCCAACTCGACTCAACAAGCAGAACATCTCGTCCATCGTGGTGATCATGCAGCGCATCCACGAGCGCGACGTGTCCGGGCTGATCTTGGCGAACGAGCTGGGCTACGAGAAGCTCATCTTGCCGATGGAGTACGAGTCCGATCGCCACTGCCGAACGAAGTCGTACTGGATCAACCCAGCCACGAAGCAGCGCGAGGTCTTCTCCGATCCGCGCCAATCCGATGGCGATCTGCTCTGGCCGGAGCGGTTCCCGAGGGACAGCGTGGAGGAGCTGAAGGATGCGTTCCGCAGCCACGGCGGTTCCTACGCCGAGGCGGCGCAGCTGCAGCAGCGTCCCGCGCCGCGAGGCGGCGGCATGTTCAAGATCGATGACTTCGTGATCATCGACGCCCCGCCCGCCCAGGATCAGATCGTCGAGTGTGTTCGCGGATGGGACTTGGCCGCGTCCACGACCAACCGATCGGCCTTCACGGCGGGCGTCAAGATTGCCAAGCTCAAGGATGGACGCTACTGCATCCTCCACGTGGCCCGATTCCGGGCTGGACCGCACGAGGTCCGGACGAAGATGCAGAGTCTGGCCCAGACCGATGGAATCAGGGTGTGGCAGTCCCTGCCGCAGGATCCGGGCCAGGCGGGGAAGGTCCAGAAGGCGGACTTGGCGAAGTACCTGGACGGCTACAAGGTGCATTTCTCACTGGAATCTGGAGAGAAGGCAGACCGAGCCCAGGGATTCGCAGCCCAGGTGGAGGCCGGGAACGTCTGCCTGGTGAGAGCACCCTGGAACGAACAGTTCCTGACCGAGGCTTCGATGTTTCCGCAGGGTCAGTACATGGACCAGATCGACGGATGCTCGCGAGCCTATGGAAAACTTCTCCAGAAGAAATCAGGCACGGTGAGCACGACGAATTCGGCCGAGTTGATCGAATACGGTGCTGAGGAAGAGAACTAAACTCCCCCTGGCATGGGCTGCATAGGGTATACTTCCACCAGCCATGGCCATGAACCCCGAGAAGCCGATCGAGACCCTCATGGGGGTCAACACGGCCACACGTCCCCAGCCCGGTCAGGTCATCGGCTCTGGTGGTACTGCCGTCTACGGCGGTTACATCCAGGAATACGAGCGCGATCCGAGGCTCGTGGGTCGATCCAAGTATCGAACCTACAGCGACATCCTGGCGAACGTGTCGGTGGTCGCGGCGGGCACCCGATTCTTCCTGAACATGGTCGGGAAGGCCACATGGAAGGTGGAGGCGGCCGACGACTCAGATGAAGCGCAGCGCATCGCAGATCTCGTCTACGAGATGATGCACGACATGAAGACGCCGTGGCAGCGGATCATCCGCCGGGCCGCGATGTATCGCTTCTACGGATTCTCGGTCCAGGAGTGGGTGGCGAAGAAGCGAGAGGACGGCGTGATCGGGATGGCGGACATCGCCCCGCGCCCACAGGTGACCATCGAGCGGTGGAACCTGAGCCAGTCATCCGAGGTTCTCGGAGTCGTCCAGCGAAATCCGCAGGACCACGTCGAGATCTACATCCCGCGCGAGAAGCTGATCTACGTCGTCGATGACAGCCTGAACGACAGCCCGGAGGGTCTCGGGCTGTTCCGGCATATCGTGGACTCGGCGATGCGTCTGCAGCGGTTGGAGCAGCTGGAGGGATTCGGATTCGAGACGGACCTGCGCGGCATCCCGGTCGGACGCGGCCCGTTCACCAAGCTCCAGGAGATGGTCAGCAACGGCACGCTCACGGCGGCCGACAAGGCTGCCCTCGAGGAGCCGCTGAAGCGATTCATGCGGGCCCACATCCGCAACCCCCAGTTGGGTATGCTGCTGGACAGCCAGCCGTGGACGACGATCGACGAGAAGGAGGCACCGAGCCAGACCTACCAGTGGGACCTGACTCTGCTGAAGGGCGACGGTTCCGGGCTGGAGGAGATCGCGATGGCGGTCACCCGAATCCAGAACGAGATCGCCCGCGTCCTGGGCGTCGAGCATCTGCTGATCGGTTCGGACGGCGCTGGCTCCCTGGCTCTGTCGAAGGACAAGAGCACGAATTTCGGCCTGATCGTGGACAGCACGCTTCAGGAGATCGCCGCGACGATGAGCCGCGATTGGCTCCGGGTGATCTTCGAGCTGAACGGCTGGGATCGCAAGCTGATGCCAGAGTTCAAGACCGAGACGACGACCTACCGCGACATCGAGCAGCTGGGCAAGGTCATCGGCGACCTGGCAACGGCTGGTGTGATCCTGACCAGGGACGATGAGACGGTCCGGGAACTGTTCGACCTGATGGGTCTGAGCCGCCCCGCCGACACGGATCTGATGGATCCCGGCATGCAGCTGGCTTCAGGCACGCCGCCCGCAGCAGAGTCTGAGGACAGTGAGACGGAAGAGCCTGTCGGTGAGGAGGACGAAGACTGATGGGTGTCGTCGCAACGATCACGATCTCAACGGTCGATTACTACGTGTACGGCCTCACCTCTGACGCGGTGGGAGACGCTGACGACTACTTCGCGGCTGCTCTTGGCGCTGCTGAGTGGACTGCCGCCACGACTCTCCAGAAGCAGCAGGCTCTGATCTCTGCCGCCCGCTTCTTGGACCGGGCTCTGATCTGGTCTGGCACGGCTACTGCCGATCCCCAGGATCTGAAGTGGCCGCGGGACGGCGCGACGTGTCGGAGCACCGTGATCACGGACGGGACGATCCCGGACAACATCGTATTGGGAGAGTTCGAGCTTGCGCTTGCTCTCCTCAAGGATCCTGACCTCCTGACCTCCTCCACGGGGACAGGTTCCAACATCCGCCGGGCCAAGGCCGGCTCCGCGGAGGTTGAGTATTTCCGCCCCACGATTGGCACGGTCGGCGACGTCCGTGTTCCTCGCCAGGTCTGGGACCTGGTGGGTTGCTACACCACGGCTGCCACTCCTACCGGCATTGGTGGGGCGTGGGATTCCGGAACTCTGGACAGCGACGGCAACGAGCGGACGTCGTATTTCGACGACTGCGAGAACGACTTCCGGCGTGAGGAGGGATTCCGGTGAGCAGCCGTAGCGTGCAGATCATCGGCGATGACCGATCCCAGGCACAGGTCGACACCTTCAACGAGGCGCTGATCACCCAGGACGAGATCCACGCGAACATCCACCGCGGCGTGTTCTACACCATCTCCGACCTGCTACTGGCACTCACCAACGGCAGCAACGAGGACTTGCTCCTGGTCACTGGGGATACTCCGGTCCATGCCCGCATTACCCTCAGCACTTCTGCCCAGGCTCTAGTTCGGTTCTACGAGGACACGACGACGAGCAATAACGGGACGGTGCTGCCAGCACGGAATCGAAACCGAGTGTCGACCAACACCGCCGCGATGACCTCTTCGCGCGCACCGACCGTGACCGGAGTTGGCACGCTACTCTACGAGGGCTTCCTCCCGGGCGGTTCCAAGAACCAGGCCACCGGAGATCAGAGCAGCACCTTCGAGGAGTGGGTGTTGAAGGCCAATAGCAAGTATCTGATCCGGGTCACCAACAACAGTGGTGGCAACGAGGATCTGTCCCTAGCCATCGACTTCTACGAGCCATCATGAAGACCACCTTCGAACCAGCCATCGTCGTCGTGTTCAACAAGGATCTGACCGAGTTCGAGATCTACAGTCCCGACGGGCAGCGCGTGACTGAGCAGGTCAAGGAGCACCTGTTGGTCGTGGCCATGGGTCTGACCAACAACGACACTGGCCAGGAATTCCACGGCGTCTTCATGGGCGCGAACGAGGCCAGCGAGTGAAGATCATCATCGGCAAGAATCCGGACCAAGAGTTCCGTCTGATCGCAGACGACGGCACCGACATCACGCATCTGCTGGCCGTGACCAAGGTCGTGATCGTTGCCACCGCTGGGCAGCCGACTCGAGCGGCTCTCCGGATGGAGCAAGTCGAGGTTGAGGTCGACGTCCGAGACGACAAGATCGAGGATCGCTGAGTGGGAAACAACCTCTTCAAAGCCAATGTCTCCAAGGAGATCCTGAAAGCAATCGGCCCGGGAGTGCTCCCAGCGACGCTGATCAAGGTCACCTCCGGGACTCGAACGCCAGGCAGTCTGACAGACGGGACCAACCCGACCTCAGTCAGCTACTCCGGGCGTGGCTTCGTTGACGACTACAACCTCGAGCAGAAGAGCAACACGTTGGTTCAGGAGGGCGACCGGATGGTTGTCCTGATCGGTGATTCGTTCTCCGTGACCCCCGAGACCAGCGACAAGATCACGATTGAAGGCAGCACCTACGTGATCGTCAGCGTGATGCGCGATCCCGATGCCGCCACCTACACGTGTCAGGTCCGATAACTCTTGATCAAGAAGGAAGACAGATGACTCTCAAGCAGCGACAAGTGATGATGGCTCCTCTCCTCGAGGACGGCATCTCAGTTCCCATCTCCGAGCCGGGTTCGAGCGCGACGCTCAGCGATCAGGCCTGCGTCCTCCGCCGGGCTCGACTGACCCTGA